ATCCAGGAGTGGTGCAACACGGTCAAATTCTGACTTGTCGTAATTCCAATACCCATCTTTCTTTACGATTTTGAGTTTGAAGTTAGCACCCTGCCAGAAATCAAAAGGATTGATAGGAGTTTCATCCTCAAACTCTGGTTGCATTGCTTCCATAACTTTATCAAAAATTTTCTTGCCATACTTGAACAGGAAAACTTTGCCTTCGTTAGCAGGATTAGCAGGATCTTTTACAACATAGATGTTACTGTAGTAAGACAGTTTACGTTTCTGCTTACGAACAGTTTCTTTGTTTGCTTCAGATCCACTGTTCCAGAGTTCACGATTATATTCTGAAACAGGATCTTTCTGACCAACAGTAGTCAGAGAGTTTTCAATGTACCAACCACCAGGACCTTGGAAGGCATGGGAGTACATCTTTGCCCAGGGAAGTTCTTCACCTTCAGGGGCAGGAAGGAAACGGATAACGGCAAAACCATTGCCTGTCTTATCCATTTCAGGTTTCCAGAGACGCTCATCAGCGCCACCAGAAGTTGTGCTCATCTTCTCTACTTCCTTTACCAGTTTGGAAGTCAGTGAACCAAGAGAAGATTGTTTCTTGAGATCTGCAAAAGACATTAGATTACCTCGGATTTGTACGGATTTGGCTTTTGTGTACTTCGTTATTCTACAGGTCGGAACCCGTCTTGTCAATCTGTTCCTTCATCACTTCAAGCATACGGGTCATGTTGTTAAAGATAACATTCATATCTACGTTAGGAGGAAGTCCCATCATAGATGCAGATTGAAGAATACGTTCTTTCATTTCAACTGCTTCTGGATCGTCAGATAAACTCAAACGTGTATAAAGAATTTTTTGTTTATCTAAAAGCCTTTCAAGAATTGCAACATGAAATAGTTTTTCTTCCTTATTCATGGTAGGAAATTTGAAGACGTTTTGGTAAACCTCTTCTTGTAACTCACTTATTTCTGTCATCTCTGCTCGGACGACTTCGGAATTAAAAAAACTCATTTACTCCCCAGAACAATTTCCTTCAAAAGATTTTTATAACGCTGTACATCAATATTTAGAAACGGAGAATATTTTTTCAGTTTCATACTGACGGTTTCCCACACTGGGTCCTTTAACTTCTTATCAAAGTTATTCCCGAACAGGAATATCTTATCATAAATCACCATGGTTTCTATACTAATATTCCCGTTCAGGAAATTTTTAAGAATGGGTGGGTGACCTTTAGCACAATCAAAAACTTCAGGAAGTTCTTTACCTGCACATAATTTTTCTGTTTCTTCTTTAAAGATGTAAGAAAGTGATTGAGTTCTCTTCTTCCATTGAGAATATCTATCATCACCTTCTCGGATCATTTCTCCGATCCAAAGTTTACTTGGATCAGTACAAGAAATAAAATTAGATACAAAGAAATCAACTACTTCTTGATCTGTTTTTTGTCTTGCAACTTTTTCAAACCAGAAACGATCTTTACGCTTATAGAATGACTGAACAGTCGCACGACTTTTACCACAATACTTGTGATAATCATAACTGTCTTTAGTGAAGTGATTTTTTAAAGACAGATAACAACGATAACAATCAAACGGCATCATTCATCAAAGTGGTAGTTTTGCTCTTGAACTCCTCTTTAAAAAGTTAAGTTCCATTGCCTCATACTTAATCTTTTCCTTTAAAGGTTTTGAGATAAGTTTAGGTACTGATTCTACGTCAATGTTATTTTCTTCACAGAAATGAATAATTGCGTCAATATAATTCATTTCAGGATTCATTTGCACAAGAGATTCAATCTCCTGTGCAAAACGTGATGGGCAGAAGAATTTATTTTCCAGTACTTTTTCTAATTCATTCTCCATCTGACCTAATATTGTGAGATACAAATTCTTTAATATAACGAACTAATAACTTAATATAATCCCCTTTGTTTCTTTTGTCAAATATTTTTACTTCACCACCAGGAGTTACCATGATGGTAATAAGTTTGACTGCAGGAATTTCTGTGAGCTCATAATAAGCAGCAGCATAAAATGTTTCCTGAACAAAGTAGTTTTCAATCCACTCTTCTGGTTTAATCTTTTCGGAAGTTTTGAAGTCAATGACAGCAAGTTCTCCGTCGTATTCTGCAATACAATCTACTCTGCCTGCAAGTCCAAGGTATTCAGAATAAAGTGTTCTTTCAATTGCATGAATATTATTTATCTTATCAAGATAAGGTTTTGCATGAAAGAACATGAACTTTGTGAGAGGTTGATAATCATCCCAGTCCAGTTCTTTATTCTCAAGATAATCTTGACATACTTGGTGAAAGTCAGTTCCTCTTGCTGTTGCTCTTTTGGTAATACGATTTGCTTCCTCAATACCAACACGCTGCCGCCACTTGGCAAAGATCTGCCGATTATAGAAAGAAGTTACAGATGTAATAGATGGCACCCATGCTCCACTTGGTAAGTTGTAGAGACGGATGCCATTGGTTTCTTTCTTTTCTAATTCAAGATCACCTAAAAAATTATGATGAATAAAACTCATACTCCAATTTCCATTTTAGCCAGAATGTATTCTTTCACCAATCCAGAGCGAACAATATCTTCAACTCCAAATTCAATAATATCAATTGAAGGCATAATACGAAGAACTTTCATGAAGTCAATGATCCCATTCTTTTCATTCGTCTTGATAAGATCAGATTGAGTGGCATCACCACAGAACATGATCTTACTATTTTCACCTACACGAGTAATTATACTATCAAGTTCATGATAATTCAAGTTTTGAAATTCATCAACGATAATGATAGCGTTGTCCAAAGTAGTACCACGAATAAAAGAAGTACTCCAAAAACTAATTGTACCTTGAGTTTTAAGATTTCCATAAAGCATTTCAAAATCTGCGTCAGATGGCATCTCAAACATATACTTCACCATATTCTTATAAGGAATTTGGTAAAGAGAAGATTTGTCTTCATGATCTCCAGGAAGGAAACCAATCTCACGGGTCGCTACCAGGGAGCGAACAATGTAAATCTTTTCGTAAACGGATCTTTCATCTAAAACTTCTTGAAGTGCATTGTATAACGTGATGAAAGTTTTACCTGTTCCAGCACATCCGTAAGCAACAATATTCTGATTCTTTTCATAAGATTCAAAAAGAATTCTTTGATTATCTGTGAGAGGTTCAATCTCTCTCATTAAGTCAACGTTAATTGGTTTCTTTCTTTTCATCTGCTTCGCAGTCATTCCAACACCAATTGGTTGATCAGTAAGTTTCTTTCTACGTGGCATATGTTAGATTGGTTTAACGGTGGATCCTGGAACTTTTGATGCCTTATGAAGAACATCATTCCAACCAGGATGAGATTTTTTAAGTCTGTCGTAGACTTCGCCAACTTCCCCAGAATTAGGACAGGTTGATGGATCAGACCAATCTCTATCCCATTCTGGATTATCTTTTTTCCACTGGTCCCAATCGTAAACACTCATGGTCACTTCTTTCTGTTCACCAGTTTCTTTATGAATAACAGGGTATGTTGCCAAATCTAATCCTCCATAGTATGTAAGGGTATTTATTCAATAACAATAGAAGGGGCATCCGTACATTCTGCACAAATATCAGAACGAACCCAACCAAGTGCTTCAGATACAGCAGGGAACTGGCAAGTAAAAATACAACGAACCAGCTCTGCAATTTCCATATGTTCTTTCTGTGTTCCGTGAGATGAACGAAGATCAATGTAATGAATCCAAGAACGCACAGAACCCGTCATATAAAGGCGTGTGGGGGTTGCCAGAGGCAGTACAAACCTTGCACACTCCTTTGCCACACCAGCATCCAGAAGACGATTGTAGGTCCTTTGAGAGTGCTCAAACAGAACGCGAATGTCTTCTAACAAAACCAGTTTCAAATAATCTGGCATGTCATTAATACTATTCTGGCGGTTCTTATCGTCCTGCCTACGCAATTCTGGAAGAGGAATTGTCTTACTCAAAAGATTGGTATCAGCATATCGTTGAGAGAACTCTTGATATGTGAATGAACGGTGTCGGAGTATTTGAGCTGCGATACCACGAGTAGTGTTAATCTCAACGGTCATCATTGCTTGCTCAAAGATGCTCCAATGCTGATGTTGAATACAATACTTGAGCAGTCCAGAAAACTTTTCATTCTCTTGATTTTTTGGATTACTTACCCGAGCACAATATGCCATGTGCTTTTCTGCATCTGGAGTAACACTGATGAGTT